CGGCCCATGCGGTCATTGCTGGACTGCAAACCGTGTCGGTCACTACTTGCAGGGATTCGGGGATTTTGCCAGAATTGGCCTGCGAGTCTTGACAACCCGCAATTTAGCGCAAACAGACTTCGGTCTGCAAGCGCGGTCGGAGCGACCAGATCCTCCGACTTATTCCAAGGCCCTGACCAATGTCGGGGCCTTTTCATTTGGGCCACCAGGTAATCGCCAGAGACCGTTGTTTGCGGCACATCCGGCTGCCACCCTTCCGAACCTGCACCCCGGCCAATTCCGGGAGCCGACGAGCAAACCTGATCCGCCATTCGCTGAAATACTGGCCGTGCTCTTTGGCGTAGATATCGGCCAATTCCGCCGAGGTGTGCCCCGGAAAGCGGGTGACCATCTCGAGCGCGATCTGCTGCTGCCTGCTCAGAGCCCCGCTTGACTTAATCTTGGCCGCCGCCACATGGCTGGATTCCGGATCGGTATTACGCGCTCGGGGAGTGTCGGCAAACAGGTTATTTTGGTCCATTCTGGTCCCTCCGGTGGTCAATCAATCGCTGCCGCCACGAATCCACCGCCTGACGCGCTTTGTATTGCGTCAGGCTGATCGGAGCCGAAGCGGCCCTATCCTCTAGATGCTGGAGGTAATTCGCCCTCAGTATCGCCGCATAATCCGTCCTATGGGGTTTCATTCAGTCGCCTTTCAGCGCGTCGTACTCGCACGGTGGAGCGTTGTGGGAACGATTTAGCCTTAAACCGACCCTTGGTGAGGGTCTCAATCTGTAGCGCCCGCCACGAGGGTATGTAGTCGCCCCAGCGGTAAACCGCTTGCCGGGTGCAGTGCAGGGCGTCGGCCAGCTCATCGACTGAGCCGAAATGTTCGATAACCGGGAGCAGGGAGGGATTTAGCATGTGGTGGACTCTACAGAAGTAAAAATAATTTGTCTAGAGTGTTGACACGATAATCAAATAAGTTTACAAGTATAGCCGTCAACCAAGAGGACCAAACCATGATGACCAATCGGCAACGCCAAGATTTAGACCGCCACATCACCGGCAACTATGGAGAAGATTCCGTGTCGAGGAAGTACTGCATTTGGGAGGATTGCGATCAAGAAGCGCTTTATTGTGAGGGGCATGCAGAAGAACTGATGCTTCCGAAACTTGATGCATTGCGCGCCGAGAACACGCGGTTGCGGGCGGCGTTGGAAAAGATACGCGACGCCAGCCCGAGGGGCGGATCAGACATGGTCCATATCGCGTACCTCGAAGAAATCGCCCGCGCCGCGCTCGCACAGGTGCAATCATGAACCACGACGATTATCTAGAAGCCCGCCTTGAGCAGGCCGATCAAGAGGGGGCCGAGTTCGAGCAGCGACTAGACGCTTACATCCGCGGGCTGTCTGACAGGGAATGGCTGAACCACCTGAGCGACGCGATAGACGACAACAACTACGTACCGAACCGTCAGGGCCGCCCGCTGCCTGAGAAAGATGTTTACAACGGCCTGCGTTGCAAAGCGCTGCGGGATATGTTCGAGCAGGGCCGTGACGCCGAGATTGGCAAGGCAATGCGCAACTGGCTGAACGCCTACATGAGGCAATGTCTAGAGGCGCGGGAGCTGTGAGCGAACTCGAACCCGATTTCCGCGAGGAAGAAGATTCCAACTGGCAAGCCATGCTCGAAGCTGATCCGGCATGGTGGGATTATCTCGATAACGTAGATCAGCAAAACGAACAGGAGCGAAACAATGAAGTTTCCAGCGAAAGCAACGACTGACTTTCAAATCTGCCCCGCCGGCAATCACGTCGCAATCTGCAATGCAATGGTGGACTTGGGATTGCAAGCGGGTTCCGTCAAGTACCCGGACCCGAAACACCAGGTTTACATCCGCTTCGAACTGCCCGATGAGCGGATCAGCTACACCAAGGATGGCGCTGAAATTGAAGGGCCGATGAGTATCGGACGCACATTCACCGCCTCCATGAATGAGAAGTCGAACCTGCGCAAGTTTGTCGAATCGTGGCGGGGTGCCGCTTTCACCGATTCGCAGGCAGAGGATTTTGATTTCAAGAAGCTGCTCGGGCAACGATGTTTGTTGAACGTCACTCACACCGTGAAGGGTGAGAAAACCTATGCCAATATCACCGCAGCGACTCCGCTACCGAAGTCGATGCCCTCGACTCAGCCGCAGCATAATGCCTCACTGTACTTCGACCTCGAGGCGCCGGACTCGAAAACCTTCGAATCGCTGCCAAAGTGGTTACAGGAAAAGGTGCAGAAGCGTATCGAGCCCGCTCAACACGAGGTTGATCCGGGCTATGCGGTGAGCGACGAACCGTTCAACGACGACATACCGTTCTAGTCATGCCCACTCCATCAAAAGGCTATTTCAACGCCGCGGGAAAGCGAATTCCTGGAACCACCACAATTATTGGTCGATTTAAGGACTCAGGCGGTTTGGTGCATTGGTCTTGGCAATGCGGGATGGATGGGAAGGATTACCGGGATGTGCGCGATAACGCCGCCTCCGTTGGAACTCTAGTCCATGCAATGGTCGATGCCGCGATCCATAAGAGCGAGCAACCGTCCACTGAGGGGTTCACGCCCGAGCAATTGATTCAGGCCGCCAATGGATTGCAAGCATTCAAGGATTGGTACGCAGGCTCCAGCGGTTCGATTCTGGATACCGAAATGCGGCTGGTGTCCGAACGCCACCAGTTCGGCGGCACTCCAGATGCCATCGCGGTTATCAATGGCAAGCTCTGCATTGCTGATTGGAAATCAGGCGGCGTGTATCAGGATGCACTGATCCAGGTGGCCGCTTACGGGCAGCTGTGGATGGAGGCGCATCCCGAGCAACGCATCGAGGGCTATCACATTGTCAGATTCGCCAAAGATACCGGCGACTTTGTTCACCGACACTATGCGGACCTGTCGGAGGCGTGGGAGCAGTTCCTATTGTTTCGCCGCGCCTATGAGATCGACAAAGGTCTGAAAAAGAGGGCGCAATGATCCCCCACGCCGACTTCAACGGCTGGCGCTGCACGAGCTGTGGCTCAGTCCACTGCGACCAAGACGCCGCCGAGCATTGCTGCCGGACTGTCAGGCGAGAGCCGATAGAGACATTGGCTAGTGATTTATTTGATTTATTTGTGGCCGCAATGTTTATCGGCTGCCTCGTTTGGTTGATAAAGGAAATTCTATGAACTCAACCAACTTCATTCTCGCAATCGAGGTTCTGTCTGAACTGGTCAAGGAACTAATAGCCGCGAATCAGGATCAATTGGCCGCAATCGTGGACAACGCGCGGCGGGATGTTTACCGGCATCAGCGGCCGAAGCACGAGCCTACGGCATTCGAGAGCATGGCAAATGCCGACAAGTGCCGAAGCTGCGGGGCTGAAATCGTTTGGCTGAAAACCATCAACGGGAAAAATATGCCGGTTGACGCGGAGACCTTTGAGGATGGGGACGAGCTGTTTGAGCCCAAGCGGCACACCAGCCATTTCGCCACCTGTCCCGACGCGGAAAAGTTCAGGAGAAAGAAATGACCACCTTCGAAAAACTGTTACTCGGCTATGTCGCCTGGGCGTTCGCGGCGTGGCTGTTGATTGAACTCAGCTTGAGGGCGTTCCAGTGACCGACAACAAAGTAACAGGAATCGCAGTCAACGATGAGGAAGCGGCTAAGTTTGCTGCGTCCTGCATCCCCTCCACCCCCGTCGCCCCGCCTGAGCCGAGGATCGGGTATGTGGTGCTGTGCTACTGGCCATGGTTGCAGGGTTGGGTGGCTTACTCTGCGATTCACGATACCGTCAGTGACGCCCTCGCGTCTTGCGATAATTCGCGCCGCCACCAGGTCGTGCGCGTGGAGCTACCGCAGTGAGCGAGAAAACCGCATGGCATAAAGACGAGCGAACGTGGCAGCTTGTGAAGCTACTAATCGAATGCCGGGATGCGCTGCCTGCAATCAGCCTTGCCACCGCTAAATTGCGCGGTCTCGACCTGACATTGGCAAATCGAATAGACGAGGCCCTAGAGCCGTGGGCTGTTGAGGAAGGTGGCCTATGACCCGCCCGCAAAAAGCGAAACGACACGATCACCGGCAGTCCATATGGTTAATTGCTGGCGGCGGGATTATTTGGTGTTACCGCTGCGGGGCATGGTCACCGAATAATTCGGTTGGAAAGTGGACTCGGCCCACAGGGCGGGACGGTCAGAATCCCGCTATGAAGATTTCCAGGAAGCGCAAGGTGAAGAAATGACCCGCCCGCTATCGGCGCTGGAGAGAGTGAAGCATTTTATGGAATTTGCCCCTTACGATGGCTTTAGATCATTCAGCGGCAAAGGTCCTGACTTGGAAATGACCGACCTGCGCTTGTTGATCGCCGTGGTAGAGGCGGCGCGGAAAGTGACTGACTTCGCGATCAGGCATCCTGAGAATTGCAGCGCAGGAATGTGTGCCTTGATGCGAGAACTGATACCCGCCGTCAATCAAGCCACGGAGCCGAGCGAATGAGCCGCCCGCTGGAAAAATTCGGCCGATGGGTATTGAGCGAGTCCCGCTATCCGGAAGCCGGCGATGTTGACGGTGGCGCGATTCAGGACAAAGCCATTGAGCTTGGCTTGCTTGGGTATGTGACCGTCGCTGAGCCGTGCGGGGAGCATTGTGCCTGCGCCGAGTATTTCAGTGCAGATGAGTGGCCCTGCGAATGCCTGCGCGAGACGCCGCTGGCGAAGGAGTGCGAATGAAACCCAAACCGAAGATGAGCGATCCCACGCGAGAGGCGTTTGAACGGCATTTTAGTAAGCCGCCGTATAACTTTGCTGTTGACCGCTACCCTGCAACATCAGCATGGCCGAAGATTCGCCGCCAGTATCGTGATTATTCGCTAGAGCTTGCTTGGCTCGCCTGGCAAGAGGCGACGCGGCTGGAACGGGAGCGGCGCAAAGAAATGACGGCAACACTGATATGCAAAACCTGTAGTCAGGCATTTCCGCTAGACCTGAATGAAGCGCCGCTGGAATACGCGGATGTGCTTAGGAAAACTGTAGTTGAACCGGGGAATGAGGAATGAACTCGCACAGCGACGATGAGCGGAGGCTGGAAGAGATCCGTGAGCACAATCGACTCATGTGGGGCAAGCACACCGGCTGCGTAGGCGACGACACAGGATTCCTGCTTGCCGAGCGCGACAAACTATCGGCGGATAGGGATGCAGCACAGAAGCATGTTGAAATAATACTGCAAACTAATCTGGCAGCGGAACGGGAAATCCAGCGACAGGCTGAGGAACTGGCTGAATACCATACGGAAGTTCCCCTGCTTAGGGCAAAACTCCATGAGCAGGCTGCGCTGATCGAGCGGGCGAAGGCGGAATTCATTCAATCCGTCAATGACGATACGGCCTATATGGAAATGAAGGCGGAGCGGGATGCCCTCAGTGCTGAGAATAAAGCGTTGATAGGCAACACCGAAACTATCGGGAGGATGTACGACATGGCCACAGAGGCGCTACGGGATGCACTGGCAGAGCGCGACCGGCTGCGGGCTGCTCTCAGCAGTAACCCCTGCCCGGCTGCTATACCCGGCTTCGATACTGTCGGAGAATGCGTCGCGGGCGGGAAGTGCGGCTGTGATAATGCGGAGGCGCTGAAGTCGTGATCCATTGTTTGCGCGATCATCAACTTACGAAGGCGCTTCGAGATAAATCTCCGAATGATTCGCGAGTACTCTGGTCAAAAAATAACCAGAAAAGTCACTCTGGTAAAATAGTAAACGTGGGAAGCGCGAACTCCCCACGTTTGTTCTTTCACAATCAGGAGTAAATTATGAAATGCGACTACAAGCCGCAGCACGTACTGCACAAGCATGGTGGCACAATCACCGCCATCAAGGCAATCAGCCACGAGATTGCCAAACCTAAAGACGGACGGTCTCAGGATATTTGGTTTTTCGTCGGCGACGTAGCTTGGGACGATGGGTCAAAATCGAAAGACGTTGAGATCGCTCCGTGGGCTTTGTGCCATAAGGGTGGTTTTAGTAGCGAGGGACACCATGAGATATCTGATCTCATGAAAGCAATGAATGATTATCTCGCTGCCAATGGTACTTGGGTCGAAGCACCGTCAACAAAACATGTTGGCTGGTACGCCACCGACCGCAAGCGAGCGGCTTAACCTTCAAGGGGGCTTCGGCCCCCTTTTCTTTTATGAACGGCACAAGAAGGCAATATCATGGGACTCACGCCCGTGACAGTAACAACCCTCTCGCAGAGGGGTCTTGCCGGATATTCTGCGGGCCGTTCGCCAGTGATGCTCACAGAACCCTGTGCAGCAGCCATCCATAGGCGAATGTCTTCTGCGACATATTGGCTTCTGCGATGGTGATAAACCGAGCACCCTGTAAGGCAAGGATGCCGTGATAGAGCGCCTTGTCACCATCCGGCCCACGATACGCCACCAGCATGTTCACAGCGCCCACCGTGTCAGAGCCTATGTGACCGTCTACCTTCACCTCTGGATACAACTCATGGGCATGGGTCGGCATATTCAGCACGTTCAGCACGCGCTGTAGCAGCATCCCTGAACGGGTGATGCCGCTCAGTACCCCGATGTCGAACAGCTTTACAGCCGTCAGCGGCGCGGCTAACGCCACACTGTCAAGGCTCTGACTGTCCCAATAGCTGCGCTTGTAGATGTCTTTGGCGGTAAAGACATCCAGATCCTTCATCGGCCCTTTGTAGCCGTGGGCGCGCGCCACATCGACGGTGATCCCAAAGCATGTCTCGCCACCTGAGTCATTGGGATCATTGCAGTACCCGCCCTCGCGTTCGAGGACGGTCTGTACTGCTTCGTCGAATAGCGCCATCAGACAATCGGCGCGTCCGGGTTCTTGTCGTCAACGAGTTGCAGTGCCGCCTGAGCGCGATCCACGGCATCGACCAATGCCTGACTCACCGTGCCACCAGGTCCGCCAGCCGCAGCCAGCTCGTCGAGAATGGTCTGCACTTCGGTTGCGACCTTGCCTAGCTGAGTGGTCATGCCGTCGAGCCGGGTGATGATTTCCTGTTGCGTTGCCATAATGCTATCTACCTTCAGGTTGAGTGACTTGAAAACATTGAACGACTGAATCAGCGAAAGCAATTCGGCACTGTCGATGTGTAGATCAATGCGAATCATTTCGTTGTCAGTATGTCGATCAGTGCGTTGTGGGTTTCGGCGTCTCTATCGTCGTCTCTGGCATCAAGGACAAGTCTGCGCCAAATGTTCGGATCAAGCGTTGCTCGTGATCCGTCCGCTGGCGTATCAGCAGTTCCGCTGGTGGTGGCCGGCACACAGGCGGGGGCGTGCACCCGGATAACAGGGGGAGGAGGGAGAGGCCGGTCAGCCACTTGTTGTATGCCATATCTCAGCCGCTCCAGAATCGGCGCGATCTGTTTGTCATGTTCTGCAATGGCGTCCAGTGCTGCATGGCCCGCTGACGCATCCATCCGCGCCCGCTCATAGGACATCCCTAACCCGAAACTGCCCGCCAGCACCGCTACGGTTAGCGTCAGTGCGGCGAGCAGCACCCATTGGTTCACAGGGTAGGCGTGCCCTTGGCGGCCAGAGATTGCGATGTGAAGCCACGAGCAATCGCGATCAGCACACCGATCACCGATCCCACAATGCCGGGATGTGCCGCTGCGTAGGCTTGAGTGGGTTCAATAACCGCAGTCACTAGAATAGTGGCTACTGCCAGCCATATCGTTTTTGACTTCAATGCGCCAAGTATCTCGTTCATAACGAACTCCTTCGGTTGAAACTATTTGTGTCTGACGCCCATTGCGTCAATCTCACTCAGCCGCTTGTTGATTAACTCAACATTGGCCTTGCTCTCATGCAGGATGTTGGTGTTGTCGGTCTGAAGGATCTGTATTCTGTCCATGCGGTTTTCCAGCGATTCGACCTTTTCCTTCAATCCAGCGAGAATCTCACCGCGATCATGCAGGGTCGCATCAATCTGTTGTTGCTTCTGTTGCATGGTATTCACGCGCTCATGTTCAGGGTCTACTTTAGCCCCGAGAATGTAGTTAAAAAGCGATCCCATAGCGATTGCCGTGGCAAGAATTGGTGCCCAGATTGCAATGAGCGAAGGTTGCTCTGGTTCAGGCTTTGCTTCGATTGTTCCAATGCGTGCTCCAAGCGTTGCAATGAGTTCAACATTTGAACGCTCTGCTTCTGTGACTCGGACAACTGCATCTCGTAGCTCCTTGATTTCTGCGTCTCGCGACTCAGACTTCGCTTCGAACCGTGCCTCAATTTGGCTGAGACGGTCACTTGCCATACTCCATACTCATATAGGTGAGAGTTAGAAGCCCCACGGGAATAACCAGCGCGGGTGCACTCTCGGATGAGTAGTGCTGGTGGACTGTATGGTGATCGACTTAGCGTCAATCACTCCGGTATCGGTGTTTGCGCAGACGAAGCCGTAGGTGTAGACCCCTGCACTTAAGTTTCCTGTCGATATGCCGCCATGGGACGCACCATCCGCAACTGGGGTGCCGAATCCGTAGTCATTGAACCAGAGCGCTTGATTACCGAATTCGCACTTGTAGGTGAGCGTTGCAGCGTTACCCGGTGTGACCAGATAAGTGTTCGAGGTGAGCGTAGCGAGGGGAGGCGTCAGCACCACATTGACCGCCGCCTGCAATGATTGGCTTTGACCCGGCGCCGTACAGTTCAGCCCAAAGCTTCCCGAGTTGGTCATTACCGGGGTTTGATGAGTGCCGGACAACCCAACATCAACCGCTGTCCACCCCGCGTCCTGTGGTGCTGTCGGAGAAACGCTCCCTAGACAAGTAGATCCAATCGGGCCCGTTACCGACCAATTGAGTGTGGTGTATTGCCCGGAGGAAATGGTAGCGGGTGAGGCGGTGAAATAGTTCAACACCAGCGGCGTTACGGTGACCGTCAGGGTAGGTCCGTAGACCGTTACCGAGCCGCCAGCTCCCACACAGCGTACCCCAGGCACATACGTACCTTCAGCTGCCGTGAACAGATAACTGCCGTTCAGATTCCCGAGGTACGGGGATTGCACCGGCCATACTCCCACCGCGATACAGGAGGAGGCGTATTGCGTTGTGAGAGCAATCTCGATGGTTTCTCCCACACTGAAACGTGTTGACATCGTGGAGAGCGAAGCCAGAGGAGCCGGAGTAGACGAAAGCACCGTCACGTTCTGACTGACTGAGGTGGACTCCCCGAGTGTTCCATTGCCGCAATAGAAGGAGAAGTTCGCCACCCCTTCAGTGAGTCCTGAAACCTGTTCGGTGTAAGTTCCGTTGACGGATTTGAGCGTCGCCCAGGTTCCGATATTGCCCCCATACCCCACGCAGACTTCGGCATTGGTAGAACTGAAGGTCGCCGTCACCGAACCAATATTGACGACAGGGGAAGGTAGTACCGTGAGTGAGGCGGTAATAGTCTTCGCCACAATGAAGTCAATCGTTTTCGTGATGCTCCCACCCGCTCCGGTACAGGTCAGGGTCAGCGTCCGGGTCCCATTCGGGAAGTTGCCTACCGAAACGTTAGTGTTTGATATTGCCACCGAACCGCTGAAGGTGAAGTGACCAGATGCGGTGCAGGATGAGGCGTTGGTAGTTGACCAGCTAACCGTCGGATGCGCATTCGACAGGATATTGGTCGCCGAGGCTGTAAACGTCAGGGTCGGAGCCGTGGGAGCGGTAACCGTTACCGTGACATTCGCTGAATTGGTAAAGGTCGCATCCGCACAAGTGATGGTGTAGATGTACTGCCTTGCGGAAACATGGGTTCCCTGATCGACATTCGAGTTAGAAAGTACCTGCGTACCTGTCCAATCGTTCGAAGCTGTTGCTCCCGTTGCAGTTCCACCGCAAGCCCAGGTGAGGTAAACGTGATCGGTTGTCAGGTAGTTCGTTTTCGCATTGCCGGCGCCATCAGTAGAACTTATTGAGGCTGTAACGGTATTAGTCCCACCCCCATTATTAGCCGGCGCCGCAATCGGCTGCGTCGATATGATGAGTTCGTCATACCACATATTCGCAGGGGGGAGCCCGTGCGGGGTGTGGAAACTCATGTACCCACCGGTCAGCAGTACCTTGTCGTAAACGTCTGCCGGGGTCACATCGAAATCAAGCCGTTTGCCTATAACATATTCCCACTGCTTCATCGGCTGACCGTCAGGGGCAACCCACGCCAGGATGTTGCTATCGTTATTGCCCCACGTTCCAATGTGAATATGATAGTAATAGGTCGCCCACTGATCGGCGGTATAGCGGTAGCACTTGCTGAAATTTCCCGCTGATTGCGCTGAATACCGACAGTCATACTCAGCATCATTCAGGCTGGATTGGTCGCCGTTATCTCCGTTGTGATTAACGCCGATATTGAAGTACGGACCAGAGCCGCATTGGGTATACATCTTGGGGAACGACTTGCCAGTTTGGTTAACGGTAGTCAGTTCGATGTTTCCGCAAGTGCTTCCAGCGCGATGGAAATTTGACTGTTTCCAAGTCGTCTGCGTGTTGTCGGCTTCCCGATAAACACCGTTCAACATGTTGCTATCGACCCGCATCCGGTACTGCACATAGAAGTCTGAGTTCTGCCCGAACCCCTGACCCATTGGAACGTCATAACCCCCTGACAGGCTATAGCCTTCGGTGTCATCGACTACGCAATGTAGTGAACTCGCACCCCCGGCCTTGATGACAGAATCCTGCACGCAGCGATAGGTGCCGCTGCTGGCCGCATTGAGATAACCGCCCGCGGTATCGTGAGTGAAATCCCCCACCACATCGAAACCAATGCACTTCAATACGCCGGGTGCTGCACAACGGGTAGCGAAGTCAGAACCGGAGGGAGCCGTCACCGCGACAGTTGCAGAACCCGTACCCACGTTGCCGCTATTGTCTGAGCAATTCAGGGTAAAACTCTGCGAGGGGGTGCTGGTGAGCGGTCCCACAACCTCCGTACCGGATCCCGCCTTAGTCCCGGTCCACAATGGATCACCCGAAGCGGTGCAGGACGTTGCGGCGGGTGATGTTGTCCAAGTCAGGGAAACATTCGCCCCCTGCGTCACCGTGGAGGCGCTGGGAGTGATGTTGATGACTATCGGGGTAGGGCCGCCGCCGCTAGAAGCGGATAGCTTGTAGGCGTATACGTTGCCGTCAGGAACATTCCCTGATCCAGTCCCATTCACCAGAATAAAGGCGTTCAGGTTCGGAACATATCGCCAGCGGCCATAGGTATGATTGACCAATGTTCCGCCGGGTGGATTTCCGCCTGAAACAGGCGCAACTGCTGTCCATACCCACGGATTTGTTTTCCAGTTAGTTGCAGGCGGAGTAAGGGTGTAGACCGTTCCACCACCCGCCCACGCGACAATCACCCCATCTGCTGAATCCCATTCAAAACCGGGAGCCGACTCGTTCATAACCGGGCCGGAATTGCCGGTAGTTGTAATAGTTACCGGAACGCTGGCAGGACTGGTGAGATCGTAGGCAAGTATCGAGAACACCGTCACATTGCCGGTACGAACGCCATGATGAACCACGAACGCATCGACAGTTGATGTCTTAACAACGGTTCCGACTTGAGCGCCGTTCCAATTGTTAGTCTGATAGTCTGTAACAGTTTCAGTGTTAGGGTCGTATTTGGAAAAATGCCCCGGCGCATTGTTGGATGCGTGCCAAAACACATCCCGCGCAGCGTCGTATCCGGTCGCTGGGCCTTCGTCGCTATCTGCAAAGCTGGTGAAAGCGCCTGCGCGGGTCCATACCTTCGTCTGGATATTGAACTTGTGAACAGTATTGCTTCCGCCAACAACACCGCCCCAATTGAATGGATCTGCCGTTCCCAAGACAACCAAGGAACGACCAGACGGCCAGTATTGAAGTGAGTCGTAGTCATGTCCCGGGCAAGGGTTTCCGTCCGCATATTCAACAACCGCCGTATTGCATGACGATGTTGGACCGCTAAACGTCACAGCAGACCGGGTATTTCTCGACCATATGCCGGTTGCTAAATCGAACTGATAAACCTCATTACCGCCGTAGCCATTATGGCCGCCACCCCATACGATCAAAGTTCCGTTCGTTCCTACATTATCGGCGAACGCCGCACTTCCCCAGTCATTCACTATGGCAGTTGCACCCTCATTGCCATCAACCCCGCCAGTGCAACCGGGACATGGGTTGTACTTTTGCATGTTCTCGCCAGAACCGCTGATGACCTTCCACACCCCCGGAACTAACCCAAGCTGATTCGTAGTGACAGCTACCGTTACCGAACCAGTCCCGGTATTCGTTCCGTCCGTACAGGCGAGCGTGTAAGTAGTCGTGGCAGTCAGCGCCCCGGTAGAAGTAGGCCCACCGGTGGAGTTGCCAGTGCCGCTCCACCCGCCGCCCTTGGTGCAACCTCCAACCGATGCCGGAGGCGTAGTTGTCCACGAAAGCGTAGTCGAACCGCCAGAAACAACCGAAGTCGCTGCTGCGCTCAGATTGACCGCCATCGAGCCACCAGAAGCGGTGGCATAGGTCGCTGTCAGTACCTTTACCCGGAATCCTGAGCCTGAGCCTGCAACATTGGTGTGACAGAACTGCAAGGTGTTCGAACCGACAAACCCGGTCATTCCCGTAACGGTCTTATCGCAGTAGGTTGAATCGCAGATCGCCGTGGTTGGGATGGTCTGCGGAGCCCCGCCGTTGACCGCTACAGTCGCCTCGCCCGCGTTATCGAAGTCATAGCCGTTGATGGTCAGGTCAACGGTCCCTGAAGGGAGCGGAGCCGATATAGGGAAACTAATCGAGGAACACTCAGGGAGCGCCTGTCCGGTAGCGAACAGGTTTAGCTCAGGCGAGAGCGTTGTCGGACCAGTCTGCCCCGTTCCAGCCAGTGCAGAAAGCGGCAGTAACAGCGCCAGTAACAGGCGTTTCATTTACGGATAATCCCGTTGCCCGGCGTCACATCCTTGCCGGACTTGATTACCCTGAAAAACACCACCACCTTTGCCCCATCGGTGTTATTGCTCAATGTGAAGGTATTATCCAATCCGGTCAGTGGTACATCAAAGAACGGAAACACTCCGGAGGCGTTCACCGGAATGGTGGCTGTCGAAGCTGTCCCCACTTCATTCACCAGTCCGCTGATAATCACTGTCCCCACCAGTGCATCGGTAACCAGAATCCCACCCAGATAAATCGTATAACCGGCACTAACCGTGATGTGTTTTATACACGGACACGTTCCACCATTTGAAAGCGTGATGGCGTCGTGATCTGAAGCAACCGGGAACCGCGACCCGAACCAGGTGGCCCCTGTCGTGGTTGTCAGAATGACCAGTGAGAGCAGTGCGAGGATTATACGTTTCATAGGGTGTAACTCGATCCGAAGGTAAACACGATGTCTTCCGCATCAACCGGAACAGAACCACAAATTGCGCTTACATAGGTCATATCGGCATTCACCACCAATTGCACTTCACTGTAGGGAGCGACCGGATAGCCGGTGGCAATTGAGGCAACAGCCGCCACCCCGGTATTGGTGTAATCCACATAAACCCATGCCGATGTTTCATTGGCGACATTCATCAGCCTGAAGCCAGTACTGGTTAGCGCTGTCACGTTGACCGAGTGAGATACGGCATCGGACACTGCCGAAATGACGAAGGTCGTCACACCAGACTCACTCGGTTTGAAGTAGAAAGGTACTATTGCCATCGTTTCTATTCCTATTAAGGCCTCTGGAATGGTGGCCATCGTGACGAGCCCCGGACATCCGAGCAGCGCAATCACGGTCTTTGAATTGGGATCAGTGCTTAATTCCGGATACCAGTTCATACACAACTGATTATCCTGATAGGTATCAGGCGCAGTATAGGTCTGGCCTACAAATCCGAAGTCCTGATGCATGTCTCAGGCTCCCTATGACAACAGCAATGCCTGAAATCGTGAGTTCGTTATCGCGACGACTGGCGTTGTCCCGGTAACAGTGGCCCGCACTCGCATCGTGTCACCCTGAGCCATAATCACATCGACTACACCCGATCCACCGACCCCACCTGACGCTCCCGCCATCGCGCCGAATCCGACTATTGTCGAATTGTTGAAGTAAAAATCGAAGTAAGCAGGATTGGTGAGCCCTGTCCCTGTTACTTGCAGGGTGCAGGTAAAGCGGTAATTCGCTGCATATGGCGCGGTGAATATACCTGTCGTGTTGTCAAAGGCGTCGCGGTTATCCTTATCCTCGCTGTTGAACACCACCGTTGTAGGAGTCCCGGACGTGATCGCAAACGTGCTTCCCCCGCGGTTAGCATTCACATAACAGATCCCTGCATCATTGTTTGACCATGCTGCCGTCATCGTCATGTTACGGAGCAGTACCAGATATTTAGGATTCGCTCCCGCCACCGTGGCAAACGTACCAGGGATGATGCAATCAATGATCTTGTTCAATCCGGCAGTACCATCGTTCAGGATCGGTGAATCAATCGAACCGTCACTGATATGGCAACCCTTGGAATTTGAAAACCAGATATAGCCGTGCGAGTTATCGTCAGAATAGAAATGACACCCCACAAAGCTCTGTCCGAACGTCACCGTGTCGAACTTCACGTTGTAGTTGATGTTGTGATTGATGTTCATGGCCGAGAAAATGCCATGCGCATGATTGGAGCCTGAGAGGATTGCTACTCCATTGGTACATTCCTCGCAGTTCCCACCGGAGAACGTGGTATTCCCCGCAGCGACGATAATCCCGAAATTGCACTTCGTGGAGCGCCAGCCGAGCATCGTGCAGTATTCAGCACCGGTCCCGGAGGTGTTCTCAAATCCAGTATAGCAGGAAAACCCGCCACAACCGACTAGAACACCCTGATCGCCTCGCGGAAGGGGAACGGTGCCAGGATCAATCTTGACAGCCCATCCCTTGATATTTTTTCCGTTGAAGTTTTCAACGTAATACCGCTTGCAGCCTCCAATATAGAGTGCTGCTGCGCTCCCGGCGATACTTCCTATGGCGTCATTGTCACCGACAACGGTAACCCGCCCCAGAAAAGCCCAATCGGTAATCCCATCGGAAGCACGGAATACAATGATTGACGTACCAGTGACGTTGACTGTCAGGCCGTCAATTCGCCATTGCTGATTGCTACGAATAAAAATGGTATTGGTAATCTTGGTGACGCCACTTGGAGAATATGGATTAAGCGATGCAGCGCTAGCATTTTGAAAGGCGGCCGTATCGTCTGTCGATCCGTCCAACACCGCTCCATAGCGGCGCACATCTCCAGGAGGGTAGTAATAGACAACCGGAGCCACACTGGCAGCACGTTCCTCTGCCGTTTGCGGCCATAACGTGGTGCCGATAATCGTCTGTGTAAGAATAGTCTGAACTTCGGTAACGTTATCCTCAGTCCAGACTATGTTTGACAGCGCATCCTTCAGTACGAACTTGAAAGCGGTATTCGGCGGGATGTAGAGCGGGACTGAGGCGCCCGCATTAGTAGCAATTTCACCGCGGGAGTTCAGCGTGTTCGGATTCGGCAATACCGTGGTGCCGGTATATTCCGAATACACCGTGGCCAGAATGGTTGTCCCAGCCTGATAAATGGTCAGCGTGCCACCCGCCAGAGGAACGCCAGCAGCGGTGGAAAACTGTAAAATAGGCGGCCTTGATAGGGCGACGACAACACTCACCGATGGGAACTCCCAATGTCTGAGGCAGCACTGCGGGGTGCACTAACCGCTGCTTGGGTTGTGCTGGTTACACGCGTCATATGGCCGTTCCTTAAATCAGTCTTTCGAAGCTACCGCGCCAACCGCGGCGGGAGTCGCCAGAACGGCGAGAGCACGGTTTCTGGCGATCTGATCCGCCGTGAGCCGTGGCAGTGATTTCAGCGTTACCCCGGGCTTAAGCGCGCCGGCTACTTCAGCCTCAAGCCGGGATGATTTTAGCGACGTTGCAATATTCTCCGAGGCCTGTGCTGCTCCTGGAATGAACCGACCAGCCTTCTGGGTAATTGTCTCCATGAGACCTGACTTCGCCGCTGATCCGAGCGCATTGATAAGCGCAGAGCCAGTATTTGACGTATTAACAGAAGAGCCTACGGGCGGGCGCTGAACGAGTTCTGCAACCGCTCCGAGTTTGTGCAGATTTTCCACTACCGCTTTCGGTAATGCGGCTTGCAGTCGCGCCTGCCAGATCGGATCGCTGACGAACTTCGAGAACTTCGCCTGTGAGAATGCCCCCTCCTCCTCGCCGCCATTGATCGAGAGCCGCTTTACCTCACCCATCAGCGTGCGGCCCATCAGTTCTCCTGCGTTTGGATCAGCGGCGGAGGTGAGTTCCCTCAATGCGCCGACCTCCCGAGCAGTCCCGCCCATTACAAAACGCTTAAAGAACTGATCGGGTTCTGCCAATTTCTGCCGGTTAATAACCGCCTTATAGGCGGGATTTTCCCGAATCAGATCAAACCGCGCCTTTGCAAGACCCTTGGCCGTTCGATAAGCAGAAATTGCTTCGGCGCCGATCGGCTCACTTATTGGCGCATCTAACAAGTGTTCTTTGGCAATCTGTATCGCGCGATCTTCAGCGGTGCTTAAGGGTTTCCCGCTTTGCATCCCCGACCATACCTGATCGAGCGCCTGCGCACGTTCCACGGTGAGCGGCAGTTTCCCCTCCGCCAAATCCTCAACAACCCCGCGAACCTCACCAGGAAGCACCCGCATGTATTCGCCGAGTTTGGCATTCAGGCTTTCGGCAAACGCCTTGCCATCCATCCCCGCGGACTGACCCTTTGAATTGGTGACCACGCCATAGGCTTGTTTGATCTTATCAGTGAGTTGTCCATCAACCGTGCGGACATGCTCGGCCAATTGTGCACCAGCCGAAACAACGTCTGGCGCATCCTTCGCCCCTAACGCGTTCAGGTTATCAATCAGGGCGCGGTTCTGCGCCACTAACTGATTTCTGATCGGCAATCCAATGTCATTGTCTCCAACCTTTATGCCGCGCAAATCCATATTGCGGGTGAAGGTCTGCGGATCACGCGTTGCCTGCCCCCGCAGTAACGGCACCGGGACCGGCAGGGATTCAGCCAGCGCCCGATTCGCCATCGAGGCCTTACTCGGCGCAACCCCCGCCTCCATCGCCTCTTTAACCTCCTGTTGCATCCCGCTCAGGACGTTAGGCGGAACCTGCGCCGCATCAATCCCCTTCGCCTTCAGGGCTTCATTGATGACGGTTTCCGCCCCCGCGGCTGAACTCGCATCAGTGCCCTTCAGGTGCTTTGACATCCACGTAGCGCCCCAGGAGATAGCGGGATGCACCGCTTCAATCAATCCGGCTGTAGCTGCCCCTGTAGCGCCGCCTATTGCGGCCCCTTTAACCTTGTCGCCCCAGAATCGTTCCTCCATTGAAGGCTGCATCGCACCGACAAATGCGCCTTGCCCCGCAGCTTGTGCCACCCGGCCGGCTACGGTCGCTGCGGGACCGCCTGCGGGAGTCAGGTAATTGATCGGGTTAGCAGCGTTTCCAGCCAGCCGCCACCAGTCGAATCCCAGCTTGTCGCCACGGCTGGCCTGATACTGATCTTCACGAGCCACTACATTCTTGTCGAATTCCTTAGTCGAAACATCGCCGAATAGTTGCTCGGCCTCAGTTGCGCCAGCCGTGTGAAGCGCGCCACGAATTCCGGCACGCAGAACATTGAGCGGTGTTTCTGCAACATGTTCAGCGATCTGCCCCAGTCCAGTCGGCACATCCATGAGTCCCTGCTTGAAACTATCCGCTCGAGATGGCGGCTCAGGTTTCTGTTCCTGTGGAACATCAATAGTTCCGCCTGAAGCGCGTTTGGCAAGCAACGCCCCGACGTCATCATCAGGTGAGGCTTGTCCCGCCCGCTCGGCCAACATCTGCCCCAATTCATCGTCCATTAGCGACCGTTCTCAAGCTCTTGCAGGGCTTTGTATTTCCCACTGAGCGAGGCGGACTCCTCCGGCGGCAACTGACTGATGATTTTCTTTTTCTCAGCAGGCGTCGCCACCTTCAACTGGAACAGCACCGGGTCATACGCCTCACGCCATTTGGTCTCAAACTCCTGATGAGTTCCGGCAATGCTATTACCGGGAGCCTTCAGCCAGCGCTCCTGCGCTTTCGACTTCGCGAGCATCGCCTCCGATTGTGCCGCGGCATAATCCAGCACCGCCCGAATCGCCTCCGGGGTATACCCGACATTGGCATTCATGCGGTGAATAGAATCACGCGCCGCATCGGTGGCAGAACTGGTTCCGAGTACCTTCTCTGAATCTGAGGTGATGCGCTCCAGGAACTTGTCCAATACCTGAATCTTAGTCGCATCGTCTTGCGCTGATTTAAGACCCGGGAGCAATGCCGATAACCCACTCTCAATCTCAGCACGCCTTCTGGTCCACTGGCCGGTATCCGTCACCTTGGACAGTTCGCGGGCTTTGTTAATCTGATCGAGCTGCTGTGGAACGGTATTCGCGGCATGGCGAATCGTCGTCACATTGGCGAAGTTCTGCTCGGCTTGATGCAACAAGGTATCGCGTTCGCCGACACCTGAAAATACCGGCGGCTTGTAACCATTTGGCTTTCCCTCCGGCGCGACACCAGAAGGTTTGCCACCACCTCCACCGCCCAATCCCTCACCCTGTCCAACCGCAACGGATTTGCCAGGATTCTGCGGATTGGTAGCAATCAGATTGCCTTTAGCATCTACGAAGTAACTAACGCTCGGAGCAATGCCCTTTGTTTGCGTGCCGGGTCGATCCACGCCGCCTGCAGCGAGCGGATTGTCCTGCGTCTGAATGACTTTGCCGCCCACATCGACGGTGCCAAAATTAGGTTCCTGCGCCTTTACCTGCGGAGCCAAATCAAGCGCCTGCAATTGAAATGCCTGTAAAGCACTGGCAATTTTACCCTGTGGAACATGTTGCACCATCGGCGCAAACCGCTGTGCGACTTGCGCCATTTCCGGCCCATAGGTGTCAGCGGCCGTATCAAATGCCTGCTTGACCTTCTGACGCCCCTCAGCGGTGTCATTCACTACGTCTGGATCGGTACGCAATCCTCCCGCCATCTTCGCCAGTGCGGTAATGCGCGACGAATCAAGCGTCAACATGGATTGTTTTGCCTGAATCTGTCCGGACTTCACATCCAATGCCTGTTTCCACAGTTCCGGCCACTGATCACCAGCAGCCTGGCGCATGCTCGTGTCTTGCGCAAAGGCGTTAAGGTCAAGCGTGCCATCAGGTCCGAGATTCTTGCTCCAATCAATTTTGGCGAGCGCAGATCTCTGGCGAGCGGTCTGCTGCTCCTGTTGGACTTGTGCTTGCTGCCCCCGCAATCCCTGCATCCCGCTTTTGAGCGAGATGAGATTGGAGAGCGTGTTTAATCCTTGGTTTGGATCAATGGGTTTTGCAACGGGCGAGCCGAAGTCAGCCATTAAGGTCCACCCGCGCCAGTAGAACCGCCTTGCTGCTGCTGCTGCTGATTGAGATACATCATCGCGGCGAGCGTATTAGCCCCCCCGCCCAGCGCACTGCCTGCGCTCTGTATTCCAGCAGCAGTGGAAGCTCCGGCAGCAGCCTGCGCCTGAGCGATACCAGTACCGAGTGAAGTACCAGCGACTCCGGTATTCGAAGCCGCATTCTGCCCCAATCCGGCAATGCCTGAGAGTCGCCCGAAGATGTTGTTCTGCTGAGTCGTGAAGCGGTTGAACGCGTTCTGATAACCGGTTGCAGCCATGTTCTGATTGAAGCCGATCAGGTTCTTTAGCGCTGAACTTGAGAGCGACCCAACCCCAGGCGTATCAACATTTCGAACCGCCTGCGCGCCGGTTTTCAGTTGGAAATCGTAGCCGGGGTCTTTGTTGGCGAGAAAATCTGCGGGACTGAATTGCTTGGTGAGATAGCCGAAATCCGCCGCATTCGGATCACCGCTGATAGTCTGATCGCCGTTCTTACCACCTGAAAGCCCCAACAACTCATTGAGTCTGCTCGTCGCCCCATAACCCGCCTGCATGAACGGTTGTTCTTGGGCGTTGATCTTATCGAACATCTGCCGTTGCGTATCTGCAGCTTTTTGCTGCGCGTCTGCTTGGGTGCCTGATGCAACAACACTGCCGACTGCGCCTACTGCTGCTCCAGCAAGAGCGAACCATCCAGGCATAGCTTAGGCTCCGGTAAAACGGTTGCGGATGCAAACGATCATGGTAATTCGCTCTTTGTCGCTGTCATTGATAACCCAATGCGATATCGCATTGTTGAATCTGTAGCACTCACCCGGTTCCGCCGAAAGCATCTCCGTATCCACATGGAAACTTTGACCCGCAGCACTGGCGATCTGCACGGCGTATTTGTCATAAAAGTTCGGATGCCACCCTTGATCTATATGCGGATGACACTGCTTGCCAGCCGGTAGCCTGGTAATCAACACCATCCCTAACCGTTCGCCATCCACATAGCGCATCAGATCAAAAACGATAGGCAATACTGATGGAAGCTTCTCAGTGTTTGGATACCACACCGATTCGTGTGGCAATCCAAACGACTCCCGATCAGAAAAATTTTCACGAGCATTGCACCGAACCACAATGTCAGACATATCCCGGTGCGGGGACTGCGATGGCGTCGTGCGAAATGGGAACTCGTCCCACAATTCCGAATGTGCTTTCAGTTCTGCTACTAGCGGCGTTACGTCAAACCGCCACGGCATCAGTTCAAGATGCATCCGCGCTTCCGAAGGAACTTGTGCACATCACGCTCAATCCGCATCTCACTGAACTGTGCCACACGTTCAGGCATCTGACCGCCACGCGTCAGCGACCACAGCAATGTCAGGTATTGCGTATCCCCAAAGTTCTCATGTTTGAGAACTGTCGCATCGGGAGTACTCTTACGCAGCAAGTCCTGTTCTGCCACCGCATCAATAATCAGACCGAAACGGGCCGACGAAACCATGATTTCAGCAGGGTCACGCTCTAGCCGGAAACACCGCACGCCTTTCGGTGGCGGAAGTAATCTGTAAGCGGATGTATCCACCGCCCCCGCGTAGTGCCCGTCGTGCAATCGTTCAACCAAAGTTTCCGCCGACATATCGGCTAGCGGTTCGTGCGGCACATCGAGAAAAGTGGCGAGCCATGCCGTCCCCGAGCGAGGCAACGCATAGATTAAAAACGGCGTCACTGAATCCGGTATGCCTTACCAGTAACCGTCAGGGCATTGGCCACACTGGCATAGGCCCTGACCACAAGCCCCCCGTTCAACATCTGCCCACAAGCGACTGAGAGCGGTGGGGAGTTCGGTGGGATGGTCAGCGAATCCACCAGATGATTAACTGTCAACACCCCGCCCCATTCCAGTGTTAGTGTCACGGGGTTTGAGGTGATGTTCGCCACCTCGAGATAAATCTCATCCTGCGCATTGGTCGCACCAATCGCTGAATGAATCAGCGTCCCCGGTGTAGAAGTAGCCGCTACAGCAATCGGTACACCGTTCGGGGATTCCGACAATGGAACCCGGCTGAAAATAGCCATCAGCAGTCACAATGACCGGAGAATATCCGCCCGGCGATGACTTGGGATTCGCTCGTCCCACCTGAGGCATCGCCTAAAATGTTCTGCGCCAGATTGTAGAAAAACAGCCACCAGCCCGTGGTTGCCTTACCGTCCTGTCCCGTAATAGGAACCGCTTGGGGAGGAATCTGTTCAGGCAGCAGACTGGCCAACGCCTGACTCCATCTCTATATCCAAGGTCGCTCCAACAATGTCGCGCTTCACCGGGTCGACAACAGTCACCTCGTAAACCCGATCCCGGGCATATCCCAACCGTCGCCAAATGGTGCGATTGAGATACATCCCCATCGCCCCAATCGACCTCGAGTGCTCGTTACCGAAGGTCGTCCCGCCGTCATTGGAGACGCGCAGGAGTGCTTGCGGGTCAGGAGTATCGGGAGTCCCCACACCCGGGGAAAACTCCACCTGCAGCGACCTGTGAAACACCCTGCCGCGTTTGGACTTGTCCCATACATGGGGAGTCCGCCGCATCGCTCTCAGAGGCCACCCCGCATCATCGAAAGCCCCGCGGGTCAGTTGATGTACCTGTCCGGTCTGGTAATCGAGCACCAGCCGTTTGTTCTGAAAGTTCAGAAACGCCCCTGCTCGGTGCCGGTGATAAACACCCGCATAGGGGTCGAACGAACCCCTCTCGTGCCACATCTTGCTTGAGAAGTCATAGCACCAGCTATGGTCCGCGGTCGGAAAGGTGAGCAGGTAGAACTGATGCCCATCCTCCTGGTACACGTCCCCAATCGCGTCATCGACCACGCTATAAGAGGCAATGGCGCTATTTACTGCAGGATTGGAAATGGAGTAGGTCTGAAACCCCTCCGTTCGAACCACGACATTCTCGCCCCGCTCAGAACGTCCTAACCAGATGAGACCTGATTCTCCCCCGTAGGAGAACCGCGCAATGGAGTGTTTCGCAGAACACCCGGTCTGCTGCATGGTGGAGACCAATCGAGCGAATGCGAAGTAAGTCCCTCCGGCGTCGTACCAAATCTCTGTGGTCCGCTCACCGATCAGCCACAACTCCTGTTTGTTCTCGTGGACCGCCATCAATTTATCGGTGGCGGCATCCTTCAGCGCGAATGATCCTCCGGAGAATGTCACCCCGTATTGAACATCCTGCGTGTAGAACACCTGAGTACCAGGTTGATTTAAGATCCACCAACCATCAATGAAAGCCACCGTATCGGCGCCCAAAAAACCCGCATCAACAATCCGCGAAAACACCCCGCTCGCTATGTTGCAGAGATAGCCGTTAGCACCGTCCACCAGCACCACATAGCCACCGGGCCCGTTATCCCGAATACTCACTCGTCCTGAGTTGGTAGCGAGACTGCCAATCCGGGTCAGACTGAAATCAGCCGCCATCAGATAGGCGCCTGATCCAAACACTACAATTGCTTTTTCCTCCCCCGGCAGAACCCATGCTCCACGCCCAGGGAAAAGATTACCCGAGTACGGCGCCGGCCAGCTCATTTCAGCCACACCGCCGATGAGGGCAAGGTCCAGCCGGTTTTAGTCGCTGCATTGAATGGCGAGCCCCCGGAAAACCCTGCGAGGTTATTGGTATTTCCGGAACCCGTCCTGACGTTTACCCATTCCATAGAGTCTGCCGTATTGACATCAGCGACATAATTTCCGGCGACTAACGTCACTGGCGGAGCAAATGTCCCATTCCCGCCATACATGCCACCACCGATCATCGTCATATCGCCGCAGTTACGCAGATACCAAAGCGTCGTGTTTCCCTCACCCGTCATGCAATTCTTGAAAATCACGCTTTGCACAGCGTTCGTGTTACCAGTGAAGTCCAGCCTGAATACCTTGTTCAGGGTGTTGTAACCGCCCTCTTTGCGGACGTTCTCAAATACCCAGTTCGCCTGCGTGTCACCCGGATCAGTCGGCGCGACGCAATACAGTCCGTCCCTTCCGCCAACCCATGCCTGATCGCCATCCATGTTCAGATTAACAACCCGTGCGTTGTCATCAATCAGCATGATGCAGGAAGGGAAACTCACCGCTTTACCGCCCACTACGCCTGTGGTATCCGTTGTTGGCCCTAACAGATACAAATTCCGAAACGCCCAGTGGTCTAACGAGATATGCGCGAGACTCGCCTGCAACGGGTCTTGAGAGATCCGCAGCGGAATAGAACCCTGTAGCTTGGCATTTGTGACTGTGCTGTTCTCGTGTCCCATGATCCGCAAGGCACAAGATCCAGCCGGCCCGCCCCACATTCCGTTAATGGAGACGTTGTTCAGGTAAAAACTTGAGCCAGCAACTACCCGAACCCCGTTTTTGTCAAAACTGAGGTTCGAACTGCTGATACTTAAGTTTTCGATCCCACACTGGAACTGCAATGCAGATCCCGAAGCGGTTGCAAACTGAATACAGGTTCCCGGATCAGCCGCCGCAGTAATTACATCACTCTGATTCCCGGTCGGGGTAAAATTAACCTGCGTACCCCGAACACCTGAGCCTTGCACCCGCAACCCGCTGAGTGCATTAATTAACAACGGCCCCGTGGTATACGGATAACCGATATCCGGCATCAGTACCGAACTATTGGTAGTTGCCGAATCAATGACGTACTGAATCTTCGTGGTCTCAACCGAGCCATCGAATCGCAGCGCATTGTTCAGAACATTGAAATAGCCGAACTGAGCAGCGCCGCTCAACACTACATATACAACCCCGGAAGTGATCTGCTTCACTACCAGATCCGGAACACCCTGGACTGTCTCCCCAGCAGTATCTATCGAGGTTACCGTATCGAGAAGTATCCGGTCACCGGCTTGCAGCCTCCCCGCTGCGGCATTGAAGTAATTGAGCGAGATCAGCGTCGCAATGCTATCCGTTGTCCTGTAGCACCACTGACGCGGCCGTGGATTGGTCAGCTTGCCAAAGCTCGTTACATCGTGGAGCAAGAAGAACTTGCTCGGATTGAACGCCATTTACCGGCCAAAGCCCCCATGCAGAATCCATCCTGCATCGGTCCGATTGCCTCTCACTAAATCGGAATCCAGCGTCATCACCGGTATCGGTGTCGAATTGATCGCCTTGATTGCGTCCGCGGCCTCTTTGCTCTTTTTGAGCAGCATCGGCGGGACGGCAAGTCCGTACTCGATAATAAGTTCTTCCGCCAGCAGCAGCTTCAGCATCCGGTTATAGCCCTGCGGCAGACTTATAACAGTCGCAAGTGTGGCGATATTCGACAGAATCGTATCGGTGAAAAGGTGCAGTTCCCCAGCACTTCCCGGAGCCGGATAGAACGACAGATTACCCAATGGAAATGTCGGGTTATAAAACAACGCCACCGGCCACGGGCCGGGAAGCCGCTTCAGTCCTATATTCGCGTAGGACGTTTGGTCAATGATCTCAATCGGATAATCCAGCCCGCCGCTACTCGAACTGGTGATGCGGGTAAACGCATTAGTGACCCGCAAAGGTCGCTGTACGTTGAAGTTTCCACCCGTCCCGATGGTGTACTGATACTGCCCTGCGGTGAAGGTGAGAATGTTCTCCAGACTGCCGTAAACGTAGTTCTCCTGAGTGGAGAGCGAATCCAGCAGATCATTCAGAGTCTCAAGCGCATCGTTACTGTCGTGGGTGCTCAGCACTTCCCCAGGCATGTACGAGTTGATGCGCTTCAGAGCGCCCTGAATGATGTCGAGAGCAGTGGTCAATTGATAATCCGATAGGAAAACGCACTGGTTCCCAAAAACACCCCGTTCACAATAACTTGCCCCTGCGTGATGGTGCAGGTTGTCGGAATAGCCGCCACTCCGCCCGCTGCTATCTGCGTTATCTGCACCGTGGATTGCAGATTGATTCTGGTATTTGGAATCGTGAATGTCGTAGTTGCGTTCGCTGGTGTAAATTTGCCGAAACCATGCGTGCGCGCTGTACCTGTTCCAAACCCTGACTCATCAACCCACGGAAAGCTCGAACTGAAGAATCCTACGGTGCCTGACTTAAAGATGTTTCCATAACACTCGACGTTGTTGCCGTTATCAGCTCCGAGAATCGCCGCCGTGATGCCATTAGCATCGAAGGTGTTATTGGTCAGCGTAAGATTGTGGCAGGAACTCAGGAACTCCATACAGCAAGTCGTGTTGCGACTATTCAGCGGCCAGACGCTATTGCCCGTAACAGTTAATCTGAGACTAGCTGTCGCCTTAAATGCCCGTGAGCCGTTGTTGCTGAAAGTATTACCCTGCACCACCACATCATTCGATGAGTTGACCTGCATCGAGGACTCGGTATTCACATCGTCAACCGAATCGACGGTATTGTTCTCAAACGTCCAGCCATTGGCAAAAAGAATGTTTATGGTGCTGTTAATAATTGACGATGCACCCTTGCCACCGCCACCCCTGAAGGTATTACCGATGACCTTGCAGCTCTTCCATAACGCCGCCCCACTTGCAGCGGTAACCTTTAGCGCAAAACAACCATAGGTTGTTGAGCGCTTTGATGCCGACAAGTCCACCGTGTTATTAGCAATAATCACATTATTGCCAACCGTGTTAGAGGTTACATTCGCACAACCGACAAACATTCCATAGCGCCATGAAGTGAGCACCTGATTGTTGCTCACAATGACGTTTTTTAGCGCCAGAACAGTTGAGGACTGAAAGTCCGCACTGGCCGCAATCCCGACGCTGCACCCTTCAACGGTATTTCCATGGATCAGGATGTTTTCGTTATTGATCCATACCCCTGAAGCGGCAATGGCCTGAATACCTACCCCAGCCATGTAGCGCGCAAGACAATTGGTGATCTTGACGTTGTATCCGCCAAGAACTTCGATTCCATTCTGGTCTATTTGTGCCGTATCGAAGGCGAATTCAGTCGCTCCGGATTCAGTGATTGAATTACCATTGACCACGCATTGTTCAATATGGATATCAAAGCAAGCCGTGCTCCAGATCAGGTATTGCAACCCCTTGAACGCATAGCCGATGACTTCGCAGCGTTTGGCGTAGCAACGATAAGAGGCTGGGTTCTGGAATCCACCAGCCGTCACCCGATGCCGGCAGGTCGCTCCTGACTGCTTTCCGGTGATCGTCTCATTGAACTTAAAAGTCCCCGTGGGGTTATACAGCACCATCGTCGAGCCGCTGTCGTAAATCACGAACGCGGTAGCGCCAGAGGTTCCGCCTGTCACGAACTCCCCTAGCAGAAACGTGCCGGTGAGCGTGTCATAGGTAATAGTATTGGGGAGTGAGGCGGAGGCTACCGGAGCAAACACAATCCCATCGCCACCATCGGACTTGGCACTCATATCGAGCGTCAGATCTTCAACCGCCGAATCGTGCACCCCCATCATGGTGATAGCGCCAGCAGAAACCGGATCAAGCGAAGCGGCTACAATCGGCACAATCCGGGTAACGCCACGGCCCATTCCCTTCAAAATCACATTCGATGGGATTGAAAGATAGGCGGTTATGCTGATCGTGCCGGCAGGAAGTAACACCGTGCCACCACCCGCCGCGGCCTGAATTGCCATTGCTGCGTTGATGATCGAGGCATTAGCTGCTGAGGCAATCGAAATCGCCCCCGTGGTATCCAATCCATAGACAGCCAGCGCGCCAGAAGTAACGGACGCATTGGTGTATGCGGATGGCGATACAACAGCGGTGACATTGGCGCTGTTAGTGACCGCAGGACCTGGATTCAGCGCGTTAATGCCGACAGGCATACATCACTCCACTAAAATCTGCACGATGATATTCGCACCGACAGCCGTGGCATCGTTATCCGCAGCCGCCCCGGTAACCGCCACCCAGATGCCGTTATTAAACGCCACATCCTCGAACATCATCTGCCCCAATGGGGTGTTGACTGAGGCTGCGCACTGAATGGTTAAGGCGGGAACCGTAGTTCCCACCGTGGGGGCGATGTCGGAGTTGTAGAGCTTGATGTAGATGATCGAGGCGGAGGTATTCACCACATTCCCGCCCGCAAACATCCCGCCACCCTGCCTGACGCGAGTCAGATTCGTGGTCGCCGCCGTCACCAGCCTGAACAATGAAGCAGACATGGGCGACTCCTAAAGCAGCGCAGAGGGTAGTGGCGTGATATCCGCGCGATCCAGATTGACGATATAGGTCTCACCAGCAGTCGGAACGATGCCGCCACCCGTGTTATTGGAAAAGGTGATCGCCAGCGTATTCGCGGCCGATACGCGCGCGTTGACAATACCCAATCCGGCCTGCGTAGTGGGCTTTGTTACGTTGACGAAATCTCCCACCAGCGCACCATTCAACGTGAAGGTTTGCTCAGCGGTGGTATTAGCGCCTACACTCGCCGGGGAAATAGTGAGCCCCAACAAGTACGTTGTGGCGATATTGCCACGGGGAAGAGTTGATGCACCTGGCATTGAAATTCACTCCTGAAAAAGAAGGGGGCCGAAGCCCCCATAAAACCCTCTCGGGGGGAGAGTCGTTTACAGTACCGCAGCGGTAGTCGAACCCTGCACCGCTCGTGCCACGGTGATCTTGTAGGTTCCTGACGGTGGCGTGAGACCACCCGCAGTCGGGTTGACGAACTGAATGTAGAACTTGTCATTCGTCGTCGCATCCGCTCGGTAGCTCGCAATCGCCACGCCTGCCGTGACACTCGGCGGATTGATACTCAAGATGGTATCGCCCGCCAGAATGCCAGTAGCCGCCGTCACCTGCGAAACACCATTCAGTCCGAACGACTGCTCCGGTGCGGTGATCGTCGCCACGATGAGCGGCGTCAGAGAGACGCTCAGCGTCTCAATGAACGTCGCGTTGCCGTAAGGCCCTACCAGATTTGTGGTGGTGGTAGTGGCCGGACCTGGATTTGCCATGAAAGTCTCCTGAAATAGATCGGGGCCCTTGCGAGCCCCATTGAATTAGCCAGCGATCCGCGCGGCGAGTTCCCGATACAGGCTTGCATACCCGTACAGAACATCACACCGGGTCGGCTCCGCATCGTTGTTGATGGTGTACTGCGTCACCAGCCGGATGCTCATGCCGATATCCTTGTCCGCTGCCCGCGCCGCCATCTGCACCCCTTGTGGGAGCGGAAGATCAGCATAGGCCAGAGCAAAGGCGTTCTTGTGGAACGCAATGTTCTGCGGGGATACCGTACTCGCAGGTCCAAGCAGGGTGATTGCAGCACCGTTCGCCGGAGCCGCCGCCACATTCTGGAACTGACCGCCTGAGATGCAGCACCCGCCGAGGGTCAACTGCAACAGGCCGCCACCACTGGAGGTGTAGACACCAGTCGCCGAATTGAACGTGCCGTTGGTAAGGGTAGCCGGTGCAAAAATAAGCCCCGGAGTCGCCGTACCCGCATTGGACAGATAGCCGTTCGGTGGCAGCACCACGAACTGCCGCAGGCTGTTGCCGTACTGACGGCGGCTCTGCGGATTGACCGGGAAAGCACCGGCAATGGTGATGACATCACCGACACTGCAAACCGCCGTGGAGTTAGTCCAACCAGAGGTTTCCAGCTTACCCGATGCGCTCCACCCTGAAGTCAGGAAGAAGGTTGTCGAGCCCGCATTCACCGTGATCGGCGTACCGCCACCAGCACCAGTCGTGTATGAGGTGATGTTCTGATCCTCAAACCAGTTCAACCCAGCAAACTGCTTCGCCACCATGCCTTTTTGCACATAGCTGCCCAACTGAGCTTGCGGATTGAACAGGCCCTTCACGCCGTCTGTGGCGTAGGCCATCGACTTCGGATCGAGAACCACCTGCAAATCTGAATCCGCAGGGACAGCCTCGTTGGAGAGCTGCGCACGAGCCAGCGCGAACACCAGGAATGACGAAGGCGAAGTGCCGGGAGTTCCCAGAGTAGCCGCGGTGTTCTGGTAGGCAAACGCCGTACCGTCCGCATCTACCCGGTTTCCGACCGCAGCCACCATCGGCTTCAGTACCCGAGTTCTGAACAAATCCATCGATAGTGCGAGGTCAGCAGTAGTGAACTGTCCGTCCACATGGAACTGCTGATTCAGGGTCACTGGCGAATAGGTCTCATTGGTATCTTCCACGTTCAGCGCAGGACCAAAGGTGCCGATGTAGCGCGGCGGACGACGCACGTTGACCGTGTAACCGATCTTCGCCCCCGTCACCGCAAACTCATCGGCGTATTGGCGCTGCACTTTCCCGGAAAATACCGTCTCGTTTTCCAACACCATCAGCCCTTCATTGGTGATCTGGCTGATAGTCAACAGGTTGTTAGCCACTTGAAATGCTCCTCAAAAGAATAGGTTAAGGAGCGCCTTGTACCTAATGCCGTCGCTGCGCATCGCGAGCACGCGCATAAGCGATGTATTCCGCCGTGCTCATCTGCGCCGGATCCTTCTGGATCGGCGTCGCATTGGCCGGAATACTGACAATAGGTTCTGGCGCCCGACTGCGAGGCTTTTCCGCGCCGTTGCCTTCCGGCTTGGCGAGAGCGGCCTCAATTTTGCCAATTTCCGCAATCGCGCGGATTGGCGACAATTTACTGATGCGTTCGAGTTCGGCCGGGTTTTTCGCAAAGTGATATCCCAGGAGCGGACCCGATTCGCTCTCCACGATGTACTGAGCAACATGGGGCGGCACAATGGCGTCCGCCTCAGCGACCACTGACTCGTAGTCAGGGATCTGCTTCATTGTTGCGGCAATCCGTTGTGAAAACTCGTTTTTCACACGCTCGGCTTCCGCTTTCTCACGCTGCTCGATTTCCTTCTGCCGATAATTCGCTATCGCCTCATCCGAGGACCATTTCGCGAGTGCTTCGGCATACTGAAACGCATCACTAAAGTCTTTTGCATCAGGCTTTGACGGCGCCTTAACCTCTTCCTTCGGTGCCTGCTGGCGCAGGGCTTCTAACTCCGCTTCCTGCTTGGTGAGCAGTCCTTCCGCTACACGGCGAAGCGAGTACTCCTCCTCCGCAGTTTTCTCCGCAGCGATGCGCAGGGCTTCCTCGCGCTTCCACTGTGAATGCTTCTGCCCGATGCGCTTGCGGACCTTCTCGGTATATTCCGCATCGCCTGGTTCTAACCCGCTATCCTCCTCCGGCGCTTTAGCCGCATCCTCCGGCGGCGCTTCGGGGGCTTCGACGGCCTTCTTAGGCTCTTCAGGCGCCTGGTAATCAGCAACCTTACGGTTTTCAACCAACTCCGCCATGTTCTCACGGGTTACAACCTGAACCATGTTCAATCCTCATCTCCGGAACGCCGGATACGTCAAACAATCAGTGATTAGCTGCCTTCTCACCAGCCTGCAACAACCGTTGCGCGGCTTCCCGATTATGACGGGCCTCCTGCTCGGTATTGAGCAGTTTCGCAGCGGAGGTGATTTCCGCCACGTCGCGAGCTGTATGCGCCCGGATCTGCGTATCGTGGACCTTGGTTTCCGCATTGAGCTGCGACTTCTCGCGCTCCACATGCATCCAGCCCTGCTCCACGGATACCTTGTACTTCAGCTCTGCCTGTAGCTCCTGAATGGTCTGCTGCTGGACCTGCATCTGCTTCTGCAATGCCCCGATGATGGTCTGAGCCTGTTTCGGCATCCCTTCAACAGTCTTTTCGATCGCTGTCGGATTCAGCGCCATCAACCGATCAGCAATCTCTTCGGCGTAGGGGAAATCCTGCGCCCGCAACACCAGATCGCCGGAAGTCTTGGCGATCTCCTCGCCGAGCGGCGTTCCGAGTATGCCGATCATTGCATCAGCACCCTCCTCGCGCTTGGTCTGATACCCAGGGCCGGCATCAATCACCACATCGTAGCGGCCCACTTGCAGGTTGTTCTTGATGTTCAGAACCGCCTGAGTCATCGGGTCTTTCTGCTGCTCATTCAGCTTGACCATTTCCGCCTTGCCATCCTCGCGGATAATGCGCTGAATCCGTTCGGTGTCGTAATAGTACGGAATCAGATCGAGCAGGATTCTCCCGGTGTGGGCGATGCTGAATACCTGATTGTCGTAATACTGATAATGGGTGTTATCGGTAAGCCCCTGCCGCCGTTGCAGGGCTTTTCCTGAAACCACCGTTCCACGAGTATCCTGATTGGGCTCGTTCGGCATCCCGGCGACTGACAGCAGATCGTTGTACGCGCCCTGCGCCGCATTGACCGCACCCGCCGCAATCCCCGCCGGCTGAGTCCGTTGCGGCATCGGCAATGTCGAACCATCAGGCCCGGTTATCGGCTTGTATTCGAGCCGTGAGTAGGTCCGCGTATTGGCGTCATTCCACTCCGGATGACCGTCAAACTGCCCCTCCGCCCCCACCCATGGAGCCTTCGGTGCCAGGGCGATCATTTCAGTCTCAGCCGAGCGCCAGTAATTAGTCATCCGAGCCGGATCACGCAGCGACCGGACCATCCCCTTGCGCTCTACCTGACCGTTGATGTCAAGTGTGTTGCCTTCACATCGAACTACCGGAATCCACCGGCCCGGCAACACCCTGCGGTCAACAATCTTGCAGCCATTGATCCGATACCACTCGATTTGCCGACTGCATGAGGGTCGGGTTATCGGCCGTCCGGACTTATCCCGCGCAAACTCATACCCAGCCGCAATCATCACTTCAGGGGAGGGAAGCTGCGAAGCCAGCCGGGTAGTCCCATCCGCCATCTGATGCAACGTGTCGGAGCGCTCCACAATCCTGAAATACTCGGCGAGTCTGATCTCCTCCTTCGACTCCCAGTCGGATAGCTCATCCCCCGCCCCGGTAAGACTCCATTCGGCATTGTCCGCTTTGGGATATAGCCGCTTGTACTCAATCCGCTTCATGGTCCCGGAGAAAATGAACCAGCGCATGTCCGAACCATCGGGCATCACTGAGGCAGGATCAATGTAACCAGTGAAAGCGTTCTGCACCGCCTGAATCTTGAGTTCCTGATCGAAACTCTGCTCATCGAGATATTCGGCCATGATCCGCCAATACCCCCATCCAGCCCTGACAGCCGCAGCCCCGCCGGTGTCATAGGCATAGGAGGCCTGACTGGCGGTCTCAATGTGCCGAATCAGTCCATTCAGCACCTCGGAAGTCTGAATATCTGCCCCATCACCTACCGGGTGCGATTTGATCCGTGGCCGCTGCTGCTTCAGGTTGTTGATGATCCGGGAAACAAAGGTCTCAGTGTGATTGATGGTGAGCGCCGGCCGGTTTTCCTGACTCCGCAGCCGATACAGGTCATTCGGCCACTGCTCGCCATTCACAAACTGAAGGTCATCAATTGCCTTGACCCGGTTTGCAGATTCCGCATCACAGGCCATCCGGAACCGTTCGGCACACTCCCGGAAAATATCATCATCGGAAACCGCATCGCGGTCCCGCTCATCGCCTGTCACGCAGCGACCTTGGGGGCTTTATCGCTGTACTGACGCAGAGCAGTGGAGACTTCCAACAGAGTCGCCCGGATGGTGTTCGATACCTCCATGTGACGGTTCTCGCTGTCCACCGCTCCAGCCCGGAGCGTCTGGGCCGTCTCGAGCACGCCAGCCAAGCCCTCCATTGCTTCCTGCATCTGCCGGATGCGGTTTGCAGCCTGAATCAGCAGCGGCTTCAGTTCTTTCGGCGCCTGAAACTCAGCCCTTCGCAGGGCTTCAATCAGGTTATCGGTATGGGGTATCTCGAATTTCACTAGCTCATCCATCCGGCAGAGAGCGCCGGCCGTTGGGAATGGGTTTTAACCCGCTGATTCTGAACCGTTGCAAAGCGGCGCATCATCATCGCATACCGCGTAGCGGCCATCAGATCATCGCCGACCTTAACGATCAGCCCATCTTTGCGGTGATACAGGTTGAACTCCTCGAACCAGTCGGCAAGGTGACTGAATACCTTGAGCCGGCCGGTCTGCATCCGGTCCAACATCTCCATCACTCCCGCCTCAACTCCGTTGGTGCCATCCTCAAAAGTGGCCCGACAGGGGAGCAGATTGAGCCCCTGCTCGCGGTACTGAGTCGCTAGCTGTAGTCCAGAGCCCTTGTCGTGCTGCAGCCCATCGTGCGGCCATGCCCACGGCAACCAGCCGCCCCAGGCCTTTACCGAAGCAGCGAAGAGTACGGGTGTCTGCTCGCGAATGCGGTGCGTTGCAGTAATATAAAGTGTGTCCGCATCACGATCCCAGGCAACCCGTACTCCCGCCGATGGGTGATCCCAGCCAAAGTCGATACCGCCTATTTGCGGCCAGTGGGCGGGGATCGCGAAAGACTCCACCCGAATCTCATCATCGTCGATGGGGAAGACACGACCAGAACCCAACTGCGGGATGCCCTTTGTACGCGCATCACGCTCGAACGGCTTGTAGCTGGCGATGATCGCAGCACGCTGCTCGGCGGTGAAATGCGCTGCATCATCAATCCCCATCTGGGTGAAGTGAGTGCCGGGAATCTTGTCGATAATGAACCGCTTCACCACCTCCGACATCCCCAGCAGCGGGGTAAAGGTGATAAAGGTCATTCCGCCCGTGGCATTAGTGCGGGTCAACCCTTCGGTGTAAATGTCCTGTGGCGGCTCCTCATCGAACCAGACGAAGTCCAAGCTCTCGCCCTGCCACTTCTCACGGCCCTGCTCATACGTTTTGAAGTAGAGAACCGAATTCTCACCCGAAACGTGTTTGACGCGGATCGAGTCCACCGCATCCGCCATGCCCCTGGAGTTCGAGGGCGGGTGTAAATGCTCCTTGGGGATCGCTCCGGTGCCAATCGCTCCCGGACGGCCTAGCAGGATGCGTTGCGGGTTGTCACGGGTGGACGTTACGGTAACGCCTGCAGCCCACGCCACGGTGGGCTTATCGAACCTCCGGCCCCGCCAGTCGTCAGGATAGAGCCCGGTCAGGTGCATGGCAGTCTCCATGCCTGCCGCCAAGGTTTTCCCTAGCTGGTTGCCGGCCATCAGCAACCGCTCGCGAAAGCTACTCCCCGCCCGGTGAAACTCCGTCTGCTTCGGGTAGGGCCGATACGTCCTCAACTGGTTGTAGCTCGCCCTCAAACGTAATTCGCTCTCGATCCGACTGAGCACTAAGGCTGGATCGCAACCGTTCAGCAATTCCGCTAAGTTCGTCATCCGTCAATCCGTCCAGTGGACGTGTAATCTCCAATTGCTTCGGCATCAGCGCCGCAATGACCATCAGGTACTTGTCAGGGCGCTTCGCAGCACATTCAGCAATGGCCTGTTTGCCGACCCGCTCAAAACTATCAGCTAACTCCTTGATGAATCGGCCCTGAATAAGCGCTCGCGAGGCAGTCGGCTTGCCCCCAGGATTGGGCGACACCCCGGGCTGCCACGGCGGCCGGAGACCAATCATATTTGGCGCTGGATTGCCCACGGTGAAACTGTCCGTTATTGCGATGCAGAACGAAGGTCATCCCTGACGATCGCCACATCCCGCTCAGAAACGAGCAGATGCACTGAGCCATCAATGATGATCTGCTGAAACATGTAACCGCCGATCTCCAACCCTCCCAGTTCCACGACATCCCCCACCTTCACTTGGGTGGGAATGAATACGTCTGAGAGCCAGGTCTTTTTGCGGTCCGGGCTGTATTCGCGCCGGTACTTACCCGGGCCGACCGCGAGAACCTCCCCGCGGACCGGATAACCCTGCCGGATGGCGACGAGGGTAGATGAAGCGTCCCATTCCATAGGGCGGATAAGCAGATGGTCTTGGGTGGGGCGAAGCCGTTCTCCGGGCTGGAGAAAGTCCGGCCGGGAGCGGTCAATTCGTACCCCATCACTTTTTGCGCTTACGATACTCGGCATAAGCTACTGCGGCGCGCTGGGACTTTCGCGGGAAACTCTTTCTGGACTCTTTGGAGCCCATATACCGGGCGATGAAGTCAGAAAGTTTCTCGCCCTTGACCGGTTCAGGCATGATTTATCGGAGGATAACTCTGCATAATGCCGACTATGCACAATTAAAAGTGGACATCAAGCAGTCCGAGCAGAATCCACTGAGCATCCTTCAGGTGACGGGAAAATGATGTTCTTGGCAGTCCAGCCCGTTTGGCGCGTAACTCCATCGGCTCATTGCCGTACTGATATTGGACAATCACCACGCGGCGCTTCTGCGCGGAGCGCCGTCCTAGTTCAGCAATTGCCCTATCGACTTGCGCAATCTCATCCGGCATCGCTACCGGTGGCCGTCCCTGCTGAATCGCTCCCGCGCCCTGCCTCATTACCCGGCTGATGATGTTCTCGGCCGGATACCCGAGATTAATCCCATGATCCCGTGCCCATGCCGCCCACGCTCTGAGTCGGTTATCGACCCATACCAGCTCATCAGCCAGCCTGCGGTGGGATTCCAGCCCGATCAAATCAGTTCCACCCGCACGATACAGCGAGGGTTTTTCGGATCAGGCATCAGCCGATCTATCTCCAATCGGACGATTTGGGAATCATCGCCAAACACTCGCGCATGCTGTAGCGAGTCCAACAACCCCTTGATTGGGTTATCTATGTCCCGTTTCCGATAGTCCGGAGGATGGAGGGTGATGGCAATCGTCAGCGGACCTAACAGGATGCGCTTGCGGGGCCCGGTTTTGTTGAAGGCGGCGAGCACCTCGAGACGGAAGGCTAGGGCTTTATCGGTCAGGAAGTTTCGCGTGCCGTTGCGTCCCCAATAGTGATTTATGGAGGGCGGATAGGGCAGCGAAAGAAACGTCATCCGACCGGCCGGTAGACCGCCGGCAGGTAAGCATGGATGCCGCGTTCCGCTGCCCACTCCCACAGCCGCTTCGGTTCCAGATCGTAGACATGTTCCACGTGAAACAACTCCCGCAGTTTCCCCCATGCCCAATCCTCCACGGCTTGCAGTCGGTATAAGTCCCAGGTCTCGCGCGGCCACAGAGCAGTTTCCCCTTTGGCGTGCTGAATCGAATGGTGGAAGTGACACAGGGGAATCGCAGAGTACGGCGGCTTGATCCCAACCCCCGCACCATCGGCAATCCTTCGAACGTGCGCCGCCACCACATCGCCCTGACAATGGCCTAGATCAGATGCGGCACAGGGTTGAGTCGCAACCCAGCGTAGAAACTCGGCATCCGGCCCGATCCGCTTCCATACTTCAGGCGCCCGGCAGAACCCTGACAGTCGCAGGACTCGTGCTTCTTGGCCGTAAGGATGCCGGGAAGTCGGAGTGCTGAGGAGGGACCGTTCCTCGGCTGCGGATGGGGCCTCCGACCTCCCGGACAAATCGAGCGGTGCAATCGCCACGGATTGACCTATTTTCAGAACCCACAACGGAACGTGTTCAGTGGGTAAATCTACGCTGAGACGGGTTGAGCCGTCCACCAGGGAGCGATAGCCGGCGATTTGCGCGGCGATAGCGGTCATATCAAAGTCGTCCCATCGGAGCGAATCGTTTGCCTATTTCCGCGAGATTTCCCTTGTAGGCAACAATAACCTTTTGCTCGCGCTTTGGAAACTTGCGCAAGTGGAGCGTTTTCTTAGCATGTGCTAAACGAGTGAATTCACTTTCCAGATAAACGATCTTGTTGTAGACCGAAAGCCCCTCGTTCTTGAAAAACAATTCATGCTCGGCTTCGCAACAGTAATAAGCCCCATTCTTATCCCTGCTATCACCAGTGATTACCACGAAAAAACAATTGTCATTGAGGTGAGAAATCGCCTTTCGATAGCCTGAGAACAATAATTCCCTGAATTCTGCATATGTCGGGCATGAATTTATTTCTCCAGGAGGAGGCTTGCCGTCATAATCAAGGTACTTTTCAACCTTATAGTACGGCGGACAGGTAAACACGAGATCGAACATCCCATCCGGTTCAAAGATTGAACTGTCGCTTTGAATCCATTTCACGCTCTCAAATTCGCTGCACAATTTATTGTTCGCATCGCACTGATTACGCCTGATCTCGCTGGCAACATATTCATACCCGCAGCCACCCGACACATACCCCATCTGCACCCCGCCGCCGAAGGGGTTGTAGACGCGCCGTCCATCGCGGGGCATGAAAAATCGAGCAATGACTTCGCACGCAACGGGATCGAGAACGGAGGCATTTCCATTATGGGCGCGCCCCTCTTCCTTGCCGGGTTTTGTGGGGTCTTTCGTCACCACATTCGCCATGCCCTGCGTCCCCTGCCAGCACCCCTCACGGGTCGCAAAAGCTGCGTTCGGCACTCCATTGCGTTCGCCCGCATCGTCAATGCGCTTGCGCCATTCGGCCTTTGACCGCAGCCAATCACCTTTCACTGAATTCCACACGTTCGTCATTGTGATGTGCGCCAAATACTTCATGCGCATGGAGGCGATATCTCCCTTCACCATGTAGTGAAATCCTGACATTTTCAGGTACGTCACAAACCCGAGAGACTCAAAAAGCGCAGGGGTCTCGAACTTGCTCTTCGGGTCCGTTGTGATCATCGACGGATAATCATAGGTGTTGCGAGCAATCACCTCTCGCGCTAGCTGCGCATATAACTCGTGAGTGAATACCGCGGGGTCAATGACAGATTGCAGAAGGCAAAATTCCCGGCTGACATGATTGACTTGAAAGGTGAAAAATCCGCTGAACTCGCCATTTACCTTAAGAATGATGGCCGAATGAATTTGCATATTCTTACGCGCTGCACGCTTCGCGATAACGTCAGCGATAGCAAGCCTACTCACATCGGCCTCATATCCTGAGCCGATCACCTTCTCGACATATACCCATTCGACTTCCTGCGGAAACAACGACAAATTGTCGAGATAAGTTTCCACAGGCAGTCGTGTTTCTATTTTCGGTCCACTTTCTAACGCTTCCATATGAGCCCCACATTGATCGGCACAGCCAGCACACACCCCTAGGTATACGCCGCGGTTATGTAGGGAAATTGATTTACCACCGCCGACAGCCCCCACAATTCTGTCAACGATCAAATGCCCATCGATCACCCGTTGATCGGTCGAAGGAATTCGTAACGGATTATCTATATTTGGCTGCAATTCGAGCAGCATTTCCTGCGTTTTACGCCGTTCAATCCCCCACGCCGTAGCACCGAAATTGCAGGTCACAACCCGCGCAACACTTTTCAGGCCGGCGCCTCTGATGCGCTCTATTTGTCGCAACCTATGCCTTAATTCCGCAGGGGTATCTAAGGCGCTCACCGAGGTATTGATTACCGCTCGCACCGCGAGAAGTCGTGTCAAGTGTGCATCGGATAACTTTTGCCAATGCTTCGTGATGATTACCGGGTGCTTTCCAGTTGATTCGAGCATTTCACAAACTGAAACGGTGTTTTCCCAATCGCCGCACGGATCGCCTGCCGTTCCGACGCGATACCAGTTAGTGCGGAAATCCCGCACCGTTTTCCATACCTCGCGCCATGACCAAGGTGCGGGCTTTCTTGACACCGATACGGTGAAGTCTCGCCCGTAGCGCTTGGCGGTCGTCGCGGCATAACAGGCTCCGTAACACCCGGTGCCAGGATACGCTGCCATGCCACTGTGGCAACCTTTCACCGTGTCAACATCAAGTACGCCCTTCAAGTTTTCCTGAGCCGTCAGAATGGGGCGATATGGTAGATTTATTCCTTCAACGAATGTCGTTTGCACAACGACATGCGGATGAAATTCCAATACTTGCTCCGCTGATTGCTGGCATTCGACGCTCACTTGGAAGCCTTCGAATAGTCGTGAAACTCTACCCCACCCGCTCTCGCATCGTCATACCCCACCCCACCGGTGAGCAGACGTTTCCGATCATCGCCAATAGCGCCCCCGACACTCAGCGGCCACGGTGGTGGCACCCGCACGCGATACAATTCGGCCAATTGTGCGACCAGGCTGTATTCCTCGCGGATCAGCTCTGCCAGAAGCACCGATCCGGACGACAACCCCACCGCCTGAAATGCACAACGTGCGATCCCATGCTGCAACCACCCCTCGCGGGTATCCGGCCAGCGAATCGGTCCACCGGTAGGCTTTGGAGGTCCGCTGGGAACGGTTTCCTGGCGTTTTAACTTATCGTCGCCCATCTGCCGCCCTTCGAATCCAGTTCCGCCATGCCCGCCGCCAGTCGGAATGCGGCTGGTGGAATTCGTGATCCCGGAATTTCTGCGTTTCCAGGTATAGATTCACGCTCGGATGCTCCGCCCGAGCCCACTCCACATCCTTATCGGCGACTTCGAAATCCTCGGGTACGAAATGGCTCAATGGCCCACGACGGCGCCCAATGAGCTTCAAATCACTATCAACTCTGACTGTATTTGTTGGAACTATCTTCATGTAAGTCCTAGGAAATGGCTTCCGAGGGGGTGCAGAAGATCAGCCTGGAGTTGCGCCAGAGCCGTTCTCCCGCACCGTAAGTCCTGAGGATTCCGTATTCCTCGGAGGTGCGTCCCGCGCCTTGTGCCCCATGTAT